TCGTGGGGCGCTCGTTTTCCTATGAGACATGGTTCCAAGCCGTGCGCCGCTGCTGGCGTTATGGGCAGGCTCGTGAGGTGCGCGTGCACCTGGCAGTGGCCGAAGGCGAAGACCAAATCGGGCGCGTGCTGGACCGCAAAGGCGCCGATCACTCCCGCACGATGCGCGCCATGTCGGCGGCCATGCTGCGCGCGATGGGGCGCGCAGAGACCGTCATGGCGGACTACAATCCTACCCACTTTGCGGAGATTCCGGCATGGCTATGAACGGCTTGATACAGTGTCTTGACTCGCGCGGCGGCGAGAACTTCGTGGCTTACCATGGCGATTGCGTCGCCGTGCTTAGGCAGTTGCCGGACAATTCGATCGGCTTCTCGGTGTTCTCGCCGCCGTTTTCCGGGTTGTATATTTACGGCGACTCGATCTGCGACATGGGCAATAGCGCCAACGACGCGGAGTTCTTTGCCCATTACAAATTTTTCGTCCGCGAACTCTATCGTGTAATGAAGCCGGGGCGCATCGTCGCCGTGCATTGTAAGGATCTTGTGTACTATAAGAACCAGCGCGGTACGGCCGGCTTGCGTGATTTTCCAGGCGCGTTGATCGCGAGCCACACCGAAGCCGATTTCGACTTTCATTCGCGCGTCACCATCTGGCGCTCGCCGGTGCGCGAAATGACGAAAACCAAGGCGCACGGGCTGCTCTACAAGCAATTGCGTGCCGACAGCTCGTTCTCGCGGCAGGGATTGCCGGAGTATTTCGTTGTTTTCCGCAAATGGGCCGGTGATGGCGACGGGGTCGATTCCGTCACGCATTCCGTCGCCGATTTTCCGCTGGAACGATGGCAGGAATGGGCCTCGCCGGTATGGATGGACACGCGCGAAACCACGACGCTCGATGCTGCTAGGGCGCGCGATCCCAAGGATGAGCGGCACATCTGTCCCATGCCGCTCGATATTATCGAACGCGCAATCGTCCTGTGGTCGAATGCGGGTGACACAGTGTTGTCGCCCTTCATGGGAATCGGCAGCGAAGGTTATGTCGCACTGTCGACCCGACGAAAATTTATCGGCATCGAACTGAAGAAAGCCTATTTCGACAGCGCGGTGAAAACGCTGGCGAGCATCGATGCCCAAATCGACATGTTTGCAAGCGCATGATCTACCGCTGGGCGCGCACGCAAGCCGAGGCCGCGACGTTGCAGCGCGACGGCTGGGAACCTCGGCCCAGCGCGCTCACAACCCACCACGGCCATCACGCGCTGTTGCACCGCAAGGCTGACGCGTCTGCACCTGTCGCACCCCGCCTCATCGACGCCTGCCCGCAATATGCGGCGGCGCTCGCAGAATTCACGCGCGCCGCTGAAGCCGGCGACCTTGAATTAGCCGCGGAACACTGGGCGCGCGCGCAGGAAGCCGCGAGCGCGTTCCGCGCCGGGGTGGCGATGGCGGAGAGCAAGGCATGAGTGTTATTCGCGCCGCACGCATTGTGTCAGCCCTCAAAGGCCATTGGCGTGGACGCGAAGGTGTCTGCTGCTGCCCAAGTCACGATGACCGGAATCCGTCGTTGGGCGTCACGGAAACGCGCGACGGGCGCGTGCTAGTGCATTGTTTCGTGTGCTCGCAAGAGCAGGTCATCGACGCCTTGCGTCGCATGGACCTCTGGACCGGCCCAGCGGTTGGCGACCCCAACTACCCCTGTCGTCTCACCACGCCCTACGAACGCGGGATCGAGCGCAAGGATGACCGCTCGCGCCGCGATGCCGCGCGGGCGATATGGGATCGCGGTGTGCCGATCGGCGGCACACTGGCCGAAGCCTATCTGCGCGCCCGCGCCATCCGCCTGCCGCCGTCCGACCAATTGCGCTACGTGCCCGCGCTGCGCCATGCGCCATCCAAACGCGATTACCCCGCCATGCTGGCGCGGATTGCCGACGATCACGGTCTCTGCGCGGTGCAGCGCACATGGCTCGACGGACCGGCAAAAGCCGCCGTGACGCCGAACAAGATGACGCTCGGGCCGATGGGGGAGGGGGCGGTCCGGCTGCGCGCGCCACACGGCGACGTCCTGGGGCTGGCCGAAGGGGTTGAGACGGCGCTGTCCGCGTCGCAACTCTATTCACTGCCGGTCTGGGCCGTGTGCGGCGCGCAGCGGCTAGCGAAAGTAGAAATTCCCTCGACTGTAACGACGATCCACATTTTTGCCGATCCCGGAGAGGTTGGGCGGCGCGAAGCATTCGCGGCGGCAGAGCATTTCGAGCGTCACGGGCGGCACGTCGAGGTCTATATGCCCGCCGCACACTTCGCCGCCGGCGCCGGCGACGATTTCAACGCCTGTTTGCAAGGGGCTGCATGAGTGAGCGCCGCAATCGACATCGACGAAAAGCGTGCGGCCCGCGTCAAGCCGTTTCGTGTTCGCCACGTCGGCCAGATCGCCGGGCGCATCATCCCGCCGCGCGATTGGATTATTTCATCGGTGCTGATCCGCCGCTCCATCACCATGTTTTCCGGTGACGGCGGCGTCGGAAAGTCGCTGCTTATGATGCAGCTTCAGGTCGCCTGCGCGCTCGGCGTCGATTGGCTCGGCATCCCGACAGGGGCGCCAATCCCGTCCTTCGGCTTCTACTGCGAGGATGACGACGACGAGCTTGACCGCCGATTCTGCGACATTTGCCGACACTATGGCGCGTCTTTCGAAGATGTCGGCGACAAGGTGCGCTACGCGAGCCGGGTTGGCGAAATGGACAACGAGCTGATCGCCTTTCGCGGGCGCGGCGATTACGCCAGGCCGGAAAAAACCGCGACCTATCATCAGGTGTACGACGAAGTGAAAAGCTGGGGCGCGCAACTCATCGTGCTCGACACACTCTCCGATATTTTCGCCGGCAATGAAAACATCCGCTACCAGGCCAAAACCTGCACCACGATGCTGCGCAGTCTGGCGCTGGCCAGCAATGGCGGCGTGATCCTCAACACGCATCCGTCGAAATCCAGCCTGTCGGACGGCAGCGGCTTTTCCGGCTCGACGGCATGGAAAGGCGGCGTGCGCAACCAGATGTTCCTTTCGAAGCCCCAAAAGCGCGAGGAAGACGGCGACGACACGCAGACCGACGAGCGCGTCCTGCGCTGCATGAAATCCAATTACGGCCCGGACGGCGCGAAAATCCGGCTGCGCTGGCAGGACGGCGTATTTGTCGTTCCTGGCCGCAGTCTCGGATTGTTCGACAAGCTGGATGCCCGGCGAAAACTTCTGGACGCCGCCAGATATCTGATCGGGAACGGCATGTATCTCTCAGCCGACGAAACGTCCAGGAGCGCACTGGTGACCAACGCCCGCAAACTGCCATCGTGCAGGGATGTACCGTTTGCGGTCCTGCGGGACGCCCAACACGCGCTTCTCGACGATGGCGGCCTCGTGCAGGTCGAGGCAAGCAGGGACCGAAAATGGACCGTCAGAGTCAGGCCCGCATCGGTTAGTTACCCGATCGAACGGCCGCTCCCAGGCTCAGGAGGAACCGCCAATGGGCGTCCCTGACCGGTTGCGCCGAACGGTGCGCCGAACGCGCGCCGAACGTTTTTTGCCGTTCGGCGCACTTTTGAAAAAAGCCGCAGAAACCCTTGCGCCGAACGCGCGCCGAACGCGCGCCGAACGTTTGCGCCGACCCTCCCCCCCTTTAACCCCCCCTCCCCGCGCAGGCGCGTACGCGAGGCTGGCGGGGCGCTGCCGCTTCGCTGGCGCTTCGCGGCGCCCCCGCTGTCCAACCAAACCAGCATGACCGGATCGGTTACATCGACGCGCATCGCCAACGGCCTGTGCGTCCGTGAGGCCGAAACCGCGCGCGAAATCCGCGACGCGCACACCACGCCTCCAAATAGGCCCGCAATCGCGCCCAGATGCGTCAGGACGAACGAAGGCGAGCCGGGTTGTGAAATGATACAGGCGCCACATTCCGCGCGTACTGAGCCTCCGCAGCGCGAAATCCGCGACGCGCAGCACACGAGGGCCGCGTGATGGGGACACCGGGCCGCACATCCAGTCCCAGTTTTGGTCCCACAGGCGACCTCGCCGCAGCCGAGATCGAGCGCGTCGGCAACATCCTGCGCCGGGACGAGGATGCCAGGGCGCGCGAGGCAAACCGGGCACACACCTTCGAGCGACCGGCCAAAGAGGCGGACTACGCGATCATCAACGAAACGGAAATTTCCTGCGGCAAAACCGTGCGTACGCCTCACACAATGCTTCGCTGGCGCGCGCTGCCGGAGGCACATCCACTTGTGGTCGCGTGGCGGCGTGGCAAACTCGATCCTGCGCAATTCAACGCCGGCAATCTCTATCGCGTGCTGTACGAATGCGCGCACGATCCACGCGGGCGCGATTCCACGCAAACGTTGAACGTCTCATGCTCGTTCCATGGCGCATCGGGCGCAACAGCCGCCGATATTCTCGCCGCCAGAAAGGCCATCGCCCGTGTCGAAAGCCGCCTCAGCCGCGTCGATCGCATCATCGTCGAATGCTTCTGCGGACGCGGCCTGAAGGCGGCGCAGGCCGTCAACGCCGCCGTGGTCCGCGATCCGCGCGCCATCTGGGACCGCCTCACCGAAGCCATCGACGAGCTGGCGCGCGTCACCGCCAACGAACCAAGGCCGGACGGCGCACCCATGCTGGGGAGGCAGTCTTGACAATTTTCCGGAAAATCGTAAGGCTTGCGCCATGCTTTGCGGGGATCCGCGGCGAAAACAGAAGACCTCGATCTATGGCACAGTGCGGCGGAAAACGGGAAGGCTCTGGCCGACCAAAGGGCAGCGTCACCCAAGTCACGAAGGATATTCGCGAACTGGCGCGCCAATATGCGCCGGAAGCGTTTGCGCGCATCCGTGAGATGGCGGGGAGTGCCGAGAACGAGCAGGTCAGGCTTAAAGCCAATGAAATCATCATCGAGCGTGGCTGGGGACGGCCGCAGCAATCCGTCGATGTCACCGTTCGCCGTCCGTCCGAACTGAGTGATGCCGAACTTGCCGCAGCTGCAGCCGACGCCGAAGCCGCGCTCGCAGCTCTTGGCGGACTATCTGGCGGCTTGCCGGGCGGAACAGGCGAGACGCGCCACTAGACGCGCGCGCGAACGCAAACTCTTCACGCTGTATCCCGATGCGGGTGAGCTGCGCCGCGAATTGTATCACAAACATACGGAATTTTTCGCCGCCGGCGCGCAGCACAACGAGCGCGCGTTCATTGCCGGCAATCGTGTGGGCAAGTCGCTCTGCGTCGGCTACGAGCTGACATGTCACCTGATCGGCTGGTATCCCGCGTGGTGGGTAGGGTACAGATTTCATCGCCCTGTCGTGGCGTGGGCGGCCGGCGAGGACGTGAAAGCGGTGCGCGAGTCATTGCAACCGATCTTGATGGGCGACGCAGACGCGCGGGGAACCGGACTCATTCCCGCCGCAAATATCAGCCGCTCCCCGGCAAGGCCCGGTGTTCCCGACGCGCTGGACTTTGCCGAGATCAAACATTCGACGGGCGGCGCAAGCAGGTTGTTGTTCAAGGCTTACGAGCAGGGCCGCGAATCGTTCCAGGCATCGACGGTCGATATCGGCGTGCTTGACGAAGAACCGCCGCTGCCGATCTACACGGAGATGCTGACGCGGACTCTTTCGACCGTTCCCGGCCAGCCGAACGGCCTGGTGCTGTGCGCCTTTACCCCGTTGCGCGGGATTTCGGCGACAGTGTTGCAGTTTCTTCCGGGCGGCGCGTACCCGGCCAGCGAGGAACTCAGGCGTCAGGCATGGGGCTGGTAGTTGACAAAATTCGTTGTTCAGGCCGACTGGGAATCGGCGCCGCATCTTTCGCCGGACGCGCGGGCGCAACTGATCGGCTCCTATCCTCCGCACGAACGCGACGCGCGCACGCGAGGCATCCCGCAGCTGGGGTCGGGTGCGATCTACCCGGTCGCCGAGAGCGAGTTCGCGATCGATCCTGTCGAATTGCCGATCTACTGGCCCAGAGCCTACGCGCTTGATGTCGGCTGGAACCGGACGGCGGCATTGTGGGGGTGTCACGACCCGGAATCGGACACGACCTATTTTTACTCGGAATACTACCGCGGGCAGGCGGAGCCGGCCATTCACGCGGCGGCGATTCGTGCGCGCGGACAATGGATGAACGGGGTTGTGGACCCGGCCGCGCGCGGGCGCACGCAGACCGACGGTGCGAATTTGCTCGCGCTCTACACCGACCTCGGGTTGCGGTTGAGCGCCGCCGACAATTCCGTCGAGGCCGGCCTGTACGATGTCTGGCAACGGCTTTCGACCGGCCGCATCAAGGTTTTCAAATCGCTGACGAACGTCTTTGCCGAATACCGGATGTACCGCCGCGACGACAAAGGGCGCCCTGTCAAGGACGGCGACCACCTGATGGATTGTCTGCGCTATTTCATTCGCAGCGGCCGCGAGGTCGCCTCGGTAAGCCCCGATGCGTATGCGCGGCCCATCGTTGCGCGTGTCGAAAAACCCTACGACCCCTTTCAGGACATGTTGAGGAATTGAACCGATGTTCGGTGCGCCGTCTCCGCCTCCTCCGCCTCCTCCGCCTCCCGCACCGCCGTCGCTGGCGCAACCCTCGATCATGGAGCAGGGCGCGGCCGAACAGTCGCGGCTGAACACGGCCGAAGGCGCGGGCTTCGAGGGCACCGACGTAACAGGCGGCCAGGGCACCGCCAACCCGACGACGACCAAGACCTTGCTCGGCGGCTGACATGGAGCGCCCAAGCGCGATGCCACAAAAGCCCGCAAAGCCGGCGCCTGTACAACCGATCGCTGTCCCGCGCGCGCATGACATCCCGGTCACGACGAAGACGCTGATACAGCCCACGCAATCCGGGAACAAATAAATGGCCGCACGCCGCAAGCGCAGCGATGTCGAAGCGCCCCATTACGAGCGTGGATCGCCTGTGCTTCTGGCGCAGACGCCAAGCGACAGCGACGAGCCGCGCGACGATGCCCCGGCAAGCCAGAAGTGGGAGACGCTGTACGATCACTGCGAATCGCGTCGGCAGGCGCTCTGGAACTGGCGGCTGGCGTATTGGAACACATGGGGACAGATCGCGCGCTACGAAGCGCCGTGGCGCTACTACGCCTTTGTCGAATCGAACCTCTACAATGCAGGCCTGCGGACCGATTTCAACATTGTCGACCGCACCGCGACCATTGCCGGCGAGGTCTGCGCCGCGGGCCTGATGGCGGGCCTGACCGATCCAGACCGGGACTGGATGAAGCTCGGACCGGCCATCCCCGGCTTCGAACTCGATCAGCCAGGCCAGCAATACTACGAAGATCTGACCGAGCGGCTGAACTACATCTACACCCATTCGAATTTCTACGACGCACAGGCGCAGCATAACGAGGATTTGGTGTTCTTCGGCACCGCGCCGGTGATCGACTATCCCGATGCCGACGAAATCCTGCATGTCTTCACGCCGTGCTCTGGCGAGTATTTTCTGGGAACGGGATTCGATTTCTCCGACGAGGTGCTTTACCGCGAATTCCGCATGACGGTGAGCCAGATGGTCGAGATGTTCGGCCTGCCTGCCTGCCCATCCGACACGCGGCGCATGTGGCGCGAGAAAGGCGGCGCGCTCGAATACGAGAACGTCATCGGGCACTGCATCGAGCCGAATTTTCCGGTCGCCGGCGATGAGAACGATGAGGCCATGGCCGTTGTGCCGGGCGGCTTTCCGTGGCGCGAAGTCTATTGGGTGCGCGGACGCAAGGATACGCAGCCGCTATCCATGACAGGCTTTCACGAGCAGCCGTTCGCGGTCTCGCGCTGGGCAACGCAGGGCAACGATCCGTATGGACGCGGCATCGGCGAAAAGATGCTGGGCGATACCATCCAGTTGCAGCTTGAGACGCGCCAGAAGGCGGAATCGATCGAGAAGGTG